CATAGCAAGAAGCAACAATCCGTAAAATAACCGCAGCCGGCGGAATTGCCATGGTGGTAAGGTCATTAGAAGAAGTAAAGGCTATGCTGAAAGAATATGGAGGGAAGGGAAATGAATCCGTATGAAGAATTGGGAAATGCAATCATAATCCAGGCATCAAAGGATTACCTTAAAGCAAAGGACCTCGTCACGAGGATTGAAGTGGAGCAGTTCTTTCGGTCAAAGTTCTTTAAGGTTCTTACTGCAGTAAATCCTGAAATCCTGATTAGCAGACTGAAAAAGGAGATTGAAGCCAATGGACGCAAAAATGTATCTCGGCCAAGCCTACCGCATTGACCAACGCATCAACAGCAAGATTGAACAGGTTTCGGCACTTCATGATCTGGCAATGAAAGCAACGTCTGTTCTTGGAAGTGAGCCTGTGAGCGGTACACGTAATCCGCAGCGGCTCCAGGACATAATTGATAAGCTTGTCGACCTTGAGTCGGAACTCAACAATGATATAGATGCCTTGGTTGACCTAAAGCGTGAAATCATGGGTGTAATAAGAAACGTGCAGGACAAGGAATATCAGACGCTTCTTGAACTAAGGTATCTCAGCTTCATGACTTGGGAGCGGATTGCGGTTGACTTGGGTTACAGCATTCAGCACATCTACAGGCTTCACAACCAGGCGTTGGAAAAAATATGCGTTCCGGTGAAAGATGATAGTAAATGTTAGTAGATGTTAGTCTGCCCGTTATGATATGATAAACTTGTCAAAAGAATAAGATGAGCCTTCGGTGAAAAGCGCCGGAGGCTTTTTTCATGCCCGAAAGGAGATATGAAGATGCCGAGAAAGCCTAAGCGTCCGTGCAGATATCAAGGCTGTCCGAGGATGACAGACGGAATTTATTGTATAGAACACGAGCAGATAATGAACAGGCACTACGCACACTTTGCCCGTGGCTATAACAGTCATGAAAGATACGGAAAAACATGGCAGAAGGTTCGCGACCGATACATCGCAGTGCATCCGCTATGTGAGATGTGTATGACAAACGGAAGATATCGCAAGGCGTCCCTTGTGCATCATGTTAAGCCAATCGCAGATGGAGGAACGAATGAGGAAGAAAACCTTCAGAGTTTGTGTACGGAATGCCATGCGAGAATACATAAACGTAGAAAAAGACCGTTGCATTACGCAACGGTCTGAAATATCGGGCTAAGGCCACAGAGAATGGAAAACAAAGGACTAGTATAAACAGTTATAATAAACGAATATGTGGTAATCAAATTTGCTACAAAAGGCGAAACATGAACACCACAAAGCATTAAAAAGAACTGTACATAAGTCAGCAGATCAAGCGACATAGTCAAAATCACTCCTTGGAAGATAATGGTCTTAATTCCCCCATAATGCCATTGTCTTCCACATTGTCTCTGCTCTTGGCCTCAACGGGGGGCAAAAATAATTATATAGTAATATTGATTGAAAAGGAATAGTTTTTTATTATTCAGATTTTTATGTAGGGGGGGAATAATCTCTACAATCTTTTTTTAGTGGGAGCGGGGGAGGCTTTCACGCAGAAAATTTGATTTTCAAAGGGTGAATTAAGGGCAGGAAATGTCAAAGAGTAAAAGGAGGTGCCGCCGGTGGCTAAGGATGGCACACGAAGAGGCGGAGCCCGAACCGGTGCAGGAAGAAAAGCTAAGGCACTGGAGGATCATATTGCCGATGGAAAAACATGGGGTGTAAAAGTGCTGAAACCTCCGGAGCAAACATTGCAGGGAGTAAGCATGCCGCCGGTAAAGGCGTACTTAAAAGCCGTACAACACGGAGGAGAAGAACTGTCGGCTGAGGATATATACACCGAGACATGGAATTGGCTTTTGGCTAAAGGCTGCGCGGAGCATGTGAATCCGCAGCTGATTGAGCAGTATGCAATGAGCGCTGCACGATGGATTCAATGCGAAGAAGCAGTATCAAAATTCGGTATGCTTGCAAAGCATCCGACAACTGGGGCTGCAATTGCAAGCCCCTTTGTATCAATGAGTCAGAATTTCATGAAACAGGTTAATCAATGTTGGTTTCAGATTTATCAGATTGTAAAAGAAAACTGTTCAGTCGGGTACGGAGGCGCTTCACCACAGGATGATGTGATGGAACGCCTTTTGCGTAAACGTGAATAAATATTAAGACATGAAACACGGAGGTTCGGATGAATACAAAAATGAAGATGGAATGGGTGGATGTGGATTTGCTTATTCCCTATGTAAATAATGCAAGAACACATTCAGGGGAGCAAATTGCAAAGATTGCAAGTTCCATAAAGGAATTCGGATTTATCAATCCGGTCATAATAGACGGTGAACACGGCGTTCTTGCAGGGCATGGAAGAATTGCTGCTGCCAGAAAACTTGAACTAAAAAAAGTCCCGTGCATCCGTGCGGAGCATTTATCTGAAGCACAGAAAAAAGCATATATCCTTGCGGACAACAAAATGGCGCTTGATGCCGGCTGGGACGAGGAATTGCTTCGTGTTGAAATAGATGCCCTAAAGGATATGGGAGTAGACCTTGATTTGACCGGATTTGATGAAAAGGAACTCACGAAGCTGTTTGCTGAATGTGATGACGGCACGAAAGATGATGAATTCGATGTCGATGAGGAACTCAAAAAGCCGTGTTTTTCCAAGGAAGGGGATATATGGCATCTTGGAAAACACACTGTAATCTGTGGTGATTCCACGAAGTCTGAAACCTACCATGCATTACTCAAAAACACAAAAGTTAATCTTGTCTGCACGGACCCTCCGTATCTTGTAAATCTGAACAGCACATCCGGCAAAATTAAGAACGATGATTTAAATGACGAGGAAGGATATAAGTTCCTGCGCAGTGCATTTGAGCAGTTTCGCGATGCAATGGCAAAGGACGCTTCCATATATGTGTTTTACGCAACGGCAAAAGCCCGCATCTTTCATGACGCTTATGAAGATGCGGGCTTTAAAGTCGGGGCAGGGTTGGTGTGGAGAAAGAACCGTCTGGTTCTGACACGCACGGACTGGAAATATATCCATGAGCCGATTATATGGGGATGGAGAAAAGACGGAAAGCATAATTGGTACGGTGACCAAAAACAGGTCACCGTTTTTGATTTTGACCGCATAAAGAACTCCAAAGAAGATGGCTGCGGTCATCCTTCGAGCAAACCTATTCCTCTTATCGCATACCTTATTCGTCAATGCACACAGACAAACGGACTGGTACTTGATGGATTCCTTGGTTCGGCATCAACTTTGATTGCATGCGAACAGCTGGGGCGTGTGTGCTTCGGAGTTGAGCTTGAACCAAAATTCGTTGATGTTGCAGTGAAAAGATATCTGCAGGCAGTAAACGGAAATACCAAGGATGTGTACGTAGAACGCGATGGCACGATGCTGCGTTATGAAGAAATACCAAAGCTGGAGGGAGAAGCGGATGGGAAATAAAAAATTAACCCTTGGAAGTCTTTTCGATGGGAGCGGAGGATTTCCACTTGGTGGCATTCTCGCAGGAATTGAGCCTAAGTGGGCATCGGAAATAGAGCCGTTTACGATTCGGGTAACGACAAAACGACTGCCGAAGGTAAAACATTTAGGAGATATAAACTCCATTGACGGCGGGAAAATTGAACCTGTAGACATAATCACATTCGGTTCTCCCTGCACGGATATGTCCATTGCGGGAAAAAGGGCGGGACTGAACGGCAAGCAGTCCGGATTGTTTCATCAGGCGATTCGGGTAATAAAGGAAATGAGGAGTGCTACAAATGGGAAATATCCAAGATTCATTGTTTGGGAAAACGTTGTCGGAGCACTGTCGAGTTCAGAACGGCGGGACTTCCAAAGTGTCCTCACGGAAATCCTGCGCATCAAAGAACCGCAGGCTCCCGAGGTGCCTTTGCCTGAGACAGGCAGATGGCCGTGTGCCGATGTTCTTTTGGGAGACGAATGGAGTATTGCGTACCGCGTTCTTGACGCTCAATTTTTCGGAGTCGCTCAGCGAAGACGGCGCATTTACCTTGTCGCAGACTTTGATGGCCAATGTGCCGGAAAAGTATTATTTGAGTCAGAGGGCGTGTCGGGGTATTCTACAGCGGGCTTCCGCAAGTGGCAAGATACTGCCAAAGGCTTTGAAAATCGCGTTGGAGCGGCAGACGGGGGAGCGCAACTCTGCCTGAACGACCAGGGCGGCATCCGCATGACGGTAACTGAAGAAAAAGTCTGTACACTTCGTGCCGAATCAAATCATCCACCATTGGTATTTGAAAACCACAGGCAGGATTCCCGTTATAAGGGGCCTTTGAAAGTTGCACCTACGGTTTCACGTACTTACGGAACCGGAGGAAATAATCAGCCTTTGGTAGTTCCTGCAGAACTCGTTACTGCTGTTGATGTAAGGCTTACATCGGAACGAACAAGAAATGCACGTCATAATATTTATGAAACCGATGTTTCACGATGCCTTGATACAGGTGGTAGTGACCCCAATGCAAATCAGGGAGGACTGGCAATTGTAGAAAAGCCTGCCTACTCAGTTACAACCGGTAAATTTGTGCAGGTGAATAAGGAAAAATCGCCGACAATTCTTGCAAGGGATTATAAAGATCCGTCAGTTGTTTGCTGTGGAATTGGGCGTGATGCGTTCAATCAGGGGGCAAATGCGAAGTTCAAACCTTCTGTTTCAGAAGAACTGCAGCCGCCTATCATAGCAAAAGGACCGGGGGCAGTTCAGCAGGGTTTTACGGTTCGAAGACTTATGCCGGCTGAATGCGCCCTGCTTCAGGGGTTTCCTTCGGATTGGTGTTCGAATCTCGGAACAGAAAATCCAACCGAAGAGGAGATGGCGTTTTGGCGTGGTGTGTTTGAAACCTATCGTAATGCGACAGGTGCCGTAAAGAAAGCAAAAACGGATAAACAAATAAGGAAATGGCTTTTGAATCCACACTCGGACAGTGCTGAGTACCGAATGTGGGGAAACGGTGTCTGCCTTAGTGTCGTTTGGTTCGTTCTTGCAGGAATCGTACATTTTGCAGAGCAGAATATTTCCTGCAAATAAATAACATAATTTTGATTTAAATGCTTGCTATTACTGCGGTTTAGAGTGATATATGTACATGCCAAAAGGCAAACACAAAATGAAAGGGGCAGTACATTATGGAAATTTCATTCAACGTCAAAGGAGCAGAACGCAAAGCGTTTGTCAAAGCCATCAGCGAGATTACGGGAGCAGAATCCCGATACCTCGGCACACCGGTTTTTTCTTACCAGGTTGATTACTTCACTATCGACCGTGAGGGAACACTGATTTTCGATGACATGGCCGACACAGAGGAAATTGAAAAACTTCTTGATGGTCTTGAAGAACGCGGGTTTGTTGGAGAAGGGAAGAGCGTTCAGAAAGAAGAAGGAAACCGTTTTACGGTAACAGTTCCCCTTTTCGATGAGGAATCACTTGAGAAGCTTGACGCACTTATAGACGGAAAGGGAAATCTGATTCGAAAGGCTTTGAAGGCAGAAAGCCTTGAATACGAACTCGACCGGGAAAACGACCTTATCTCCTTCCCTTGGTTTGCCCTTGAAGAACCGGATGACGGCACGGCCTACACAGAGTTTATCAGCCGTCTGATGGAGTTTGTCATGACTGCAAAACGGATTAACGTCAAAATGAAAACCTACGAAAATGAGAAATATGCTTTCCGGTGTTTCCTTTTAAGACTCGGCTTAATCGGGGCAGAGCATAAACACACACGCAAGGTTCTCCTCAGAAATTTGGAAGGCTCAAGCGCATTCAAGACGGTGAAAGGAGCGGATGAAGAATGAGGTACCCGGGTGCAGAAAAACTTGCTATGCTTCGGCGCAAATACCCGCAAGGGCTGCGCGTCCGGCTGATTGAGATGGATGATGCACAGGCACCGCCTTCCGGAACGGAGGGAACGGTGCTTGGTGTGGACGATATCGGAAATCTCCTGGTTAATTGGGATAACGGTTGTGGATTGAATGTCATATTGGGAGTTGACCGAATCGAAATAATCTGATAAAAAGTTACATTTTTCCTTGATATTCAGCTGCTTTAGAGTGATATATATACATGCCGAAAGGCAAATATAAACCGAAAGGGGAAAGCAAAATGGAGAAAGTTATCAAGGAGCAGATTCTGAAGGTGAGGGCAACAGGCTTAACGAACATGTTCGATGTAAAAGCAGTCCAGTATTATGCCTTCCAGATGGACCTTTACGAACTGGTCAATTACCTTGAGGAACATCGGAAAGAGTACACACAGTTCATTCTCACAGGAAAAGGCTGAACCCAAAACAGAAGAAGGCCGCAAGGCCTTTTTCTCGTAGAAAAAGATACATTTATTTTCCACAAAATGCTTGATAAATACACGCTTTAGAGTGATATATATACATGCCGGAAGGCGAATATCAAGACCGAAAGGGGAAAGCAAAATGTGGACAATCGGAATTATCAACGGGTTTGAATTTCAGGTAAAGCACTACGAGAAAGGTTCAGAATTTGGTATAAACGGCGGTAAGATTTCAAAACTCCATATTTCAAAAGACGGAAATGTATACGCATCCTACGAGCGCGGATGGGGTAAGAAACCGACAACAAGGGCAGCTAAAGCAGTCTTTAACGAGCTTATCAACCGCTTCAACTGAGCAAGAACAGAAGAAGGCCGGGCGGCCTTTTTCTCGTAGAAAAAAGATACATTTATTTTCCACGAAACGCTTGATAAATACACGCTTTAGAGTGATATATATACATGCCGAAAGGCAAATCAAACGAAAGCGGGGAAACAAAAATGAAGACATTATCGAAAGCCCTGGAAAGAAAAGTTTTTGAGATTGCAAAGAAGGAAGTCTACGGCCTTGACAAAAGGGGAAACCTTAAAACGCATTATTGTGATGACGAGGATTTTATTGAGATTTCGGTTTGGTGCCTTGAGAATGCGTTGGTTGAAGCCTACAGAGCCGGGGTGAAAGATGCAAAGAAGGAAATGCAGAAAGATTAACTTAACTGGAAAGGAGCGCCCGAAAGGGGCTTCTTTCTCGTACATGAGATAACACTCGGTCAGCTTGAAGCTGTACCGTATCATATATTTGAATCAGCTGCCGCATGGCGGCTTTTTTATTGGGTGAATAACGTGAAGAAAAAATATAAACCAACAAAATTTATGCTTAAAACCTCGCATTACGATAAAGAGCAGGCAGATTATGCTGTGAGTTTTATTCAGTGTTTATGCCATACAAAAGGCAGATGGGCTGGAAAGCCTTTTCTTCTTATGGATTGGCAGGAACAAATCGTTAGAGATATCTTCGGAACGCTAAAAAAGAACGGAAAACGGCAGTTCACAACGGCATATATTGAAATACCGAAGAAAAACGGGAAATCCGAACTGGCAGCGGCAGTTGCACTGTATTTGCTTTTTGCGGACGGAGAGGCTGCTCCTGAGGTTTACGGTGCCGCTGCAGACAGGGCACAGGCAGGAATAGTATTTGATGTTGCCGACCAAATGGTGAAAATGAATCCGGCTCTTGAAAAAAGAGCCAAGCGTCTCGGAGCAAATAAGCGTATCATCACACATTTCAACAATGGATTCTATCAGGTGCTTTCTGCTGAAGTCGGAACGAAGCACGGACTTAATGTTTCCGGTCTTGTTCTTGACGAAGTACACGCGCAGCCAAATCGGAAGTTATATGATGTCCTAACCAAAGGCTCCGGCGATGCCCGTGAACAACCGCTGTACTTTCTGATAACAACAGCGGGAAATGATAAAAACAGCATTTGCTACGAGCTGCATCAGAAGGCTTTGGATATTATCGAGGGCAGGAAAATCGATTCGACTTTTTATCCGGTTATTTTCGGAGCAGATGAATCGGAAGACTGGTCAGATCCGAAGGTGTGGAAAAAGGCGAATCCATCCCTTGGCGAAACCATCACGATTGATAAAGTTCAGGCAGCATATGAATCGGCAAGGCAAAATCCTAGCGAAGAGAATTCATTCAGACAGCTTCGTTTGAATCAGTGGGTAAAGCAGTCTATTCGGTGGATGCCCATGGATAAATGGGATGCGTGTTCATTTGAGATTGATGAAGAAAAACTAAAAGGCCGTGTATGTTACGGAGGATTGGACTTATCCAGTACTACCGACATCACGGCCTTTGTACTGGTATTCCCTCCTATTGACGAAAACGACAAATACTACATCCTTCCATATTTTTGGATACCGGAAGAAAATGTTTCTCTCCGAGTCCGGCGGGACCATGTTCCGTACGATATCTGGGAACAGCAGGGAGTACTGCAAACCACTGAGGGCAACGTCATTCACTATGGTTTTATTGAGTCGTTCATTGAAAAGCTCGGAGAAAAATATAACATCCGGGAGATTGCCTTTGACAGATGGGGTGCGGTACAGATGGTACAAAATCTCGAGGGAATGGGATTTACTGTCGTTCCATTCGGACAGGGATTTAAGGATATGTCTCCACCGACAAAGGAACTGATGAAGCTGACTTTAGAGCAGAAAATAGCGCATGGCGGTCATCCTGTTCTGCGATGGATGGCGGACAATATTTTCATAAGGACAGACCCTGCAGGGAATATAAAAGCCGATAAGGAAAAATCTACGGAGAAGATTGATGGAGTGATTGCAACCATCATGGCTCTTGACCGGGCGATTCGATGTGGCAATGATACAGGGGAAAGCGTGTACGACAGCCGTGGTGTGGTAGTTATTTGACGAAGCCGAGGAGACTGTGAAGAAAAGTCTGTAAATACGGCCTTCTATGACATTAAACTATATTAATATGGCAATCTGTCCGGGAACATAATTGTCAATTCTCCCCGGATTTTACCCCAGTTTCTTATCGGCATTG